TACCGCCACGCTGGCCCCGGTGGGTGGGGATTGACCCGGGTGCCGTCAACCAGGCGACGATCTGGCTCGCGCACGACACGGAAGAGGACGTGTATTACGTCTACCGCGAGTCGCTCGAAGGGGGGCTGAGCACGGCGGAACACGCGCAGAAGGTGTTGCGACTTGCGCGCGAAGGTCACGAACGGGTGGTGCTGCACTTTGTTGGCAATAAAGGTGAGGTGCAGCAGCGGCTCGACTGGCAGGCGGCGGGGGTTATGAATGTCTCCGAGCCGCCGATCAGCGACGTCGAGAGTGGCATCGACGCGATTATCAGCTTGCTCAAGCAACGTCGTCTGTTCGTGTTCGATACCTGCCAGGGTTTGCTCGATGAGTTCGGCACGTACCGGCGCACACTGAATGAGGTTGGCGAGCCGACAGAGAAAATTCATCACAAGGAACGTTATCACCGGCTTGATGCGCTGCGCTACGCGGTTGTGGGTCTGACTCATGCCCCGGCGCTCCAGGTTGGACGAATTACGGTCAAGCGGCGATGAACTGGTTACAGAGGGTGCTCATGGCGACACGAACGGGGATAGCAGCAGCGGTCCAGACATATCGGTACGGCGCGACGGTTCCGCTGACAACGACGTCGGCCTACGACTTCGCCGAGTGGGACCAGTGGGAAGCGCGGCAGTTCCGCTACCTGCTGCATGACCTCTACTACTTCAACGCCGTCTTTACGTCGCTGGAACGGTTCCGGGTCCAGCACCTTACCGAGCAGGGTCTCTACAAGTTCACCCGGTCGATTTACAACCCGGTGTGGCGGCTGGTCAAGCTGACGGCGGGCAAGTGTTACGGTGCAAGCCTGGACTGGGATGACATGAGCGGCGGTAGCGTGCCGATTGTGGGCGCGACTCCGCAAATCCACGACGCGCTGCGGGTGCTGTGGAAGACGAGCAACTTCGGCGCGACGAAGGTTCTCTATGCTCGCCAGGCGGTGCGCTATGGCGACGGCTTCATCAAAGTCGTTGATGATATGCAGCGCGGCAAGGTGTGGCTCGAGTTTCTGCACCCGGGTCTCGTGTCCGCCATGACCCTGGACGCCGCCGGCCACGTCAAAGAAATCGTGTTTGAGTATGAGCGCCTGGACGACGAGACGGGCCGTCCGTACCTCTATCGCGAAGAGATCGACAAGGAGCGGTTCGCCACCTTCCGCGACGGCGAGCCATACGCCTACACCACCGATGTAAACGGCCAACCTGTGGCGGAATGGGTGAATCCCTATGGCTTTGTGCCGGTGGTACACGTCAAAGCGGAGGACATAGGTCGGGACTTTGGCGCGGCGACGTTTCATGCCACCCTCGACAAGATTGACCACGCCAACAGTCTCGCCAGCCTAATTCACGACCAGGTCCGCAAGACGGTGAACGTCATGTTCTTGCTCTCTGGTGTGGCGTCACTGAAACAGGTCAATCAGCAGAGCGTCACGGACGGCTTGCTGGATGATCACCGGGAACAGGAAGAAATCCCGATCCTGACGGCACCGCAGGGGACTCAGTCTCAACCAATGGTGGCAAACCTCGATCTCGAGGGCGCGTTGCACAAACTCGAGATGCAGCTTGATGAGATTGAGAAGGACTTGCCCGAGCTGTCGCTACACCGGATGCGCGAATTCTCACACCACAGCGCGCCCGCCGTCATGCTGGTGTTCAGTGACGCTTTTGAGCGGTTACAGGAGGTGCGGAGCAACCTGGACGCTGGCTTGCTGCGGGCGTTCCAGATGGCGATCAGCGTTGGTGGTCTGCGGGGGTACCCGGGGTATGAGCCGTTTGGCCTGGATGATTATGAGAAAGGAAACCTCGACTTCCAGATCGGGGACCGACCGATGATCTACGACACGCTGAGCAAGAAAGACCAGCTTGACATGCTGCAACGGACCGAGGCTCCGCCACGCTGGATATGGCGAGAGCTTGGTCTGTCTGACGAAGAGATCGCCCAGGCAGAGCTGGACACGCTTAATCGCGAACGGCAGGTGGCGGGCGAAGTGGCCCGTGTCCTGGCGACCGGCGTTCTGGCTGGCGGTGAGGAAGGGTAATGGCGCGCAAGCACGTTCCGGCCTTGCCGCCTGACAAGCTGGCGGCCACGATGCGCAAGCTGCGCAGCTTGCCTATCGGCGACCGGGCCAAGACGTTCCTGGCGCAGATTCTGATCGAGGCGGCGCTGCCCGACCGCAAGGACCCGGACCGGCTTAGCGCGACCCAGGCGGAGCATATTCGCACGACGTCGCAGCTCATGACAGACCGGATGATGGGTGTCGTCAAGCGCGCCGGCGCGGCGCTGCTGAACGAAATCAGCGAAGAGGAGTTCGACCGGCTGGTCCGTGAAGCCGAGGCCGCAGAAGAAGAGGGCTGACCGCACGATCGAGGGCATGGGAATTTATGCAGGCTGAGTGTTGGCGGTGAATGAGCAAGCTACTTCGCGTCCTGGGGCTGCTGTACCGGATGCAACCGACTGAGGTGGATGACTTGGCACGCGAGCTACTGGAAGCACGGAAACGAGCCTGGCAAGCGGCCATCGCGGCGGAAGCGCGCAAGGACGGCTACACCGGACCGGTGAACCCGCCCCGACGTGAGGATTTGCGCTATCTGCGCGACCTGTGCCGTCAGGATGCCCAGTCAATCGCGGCGACCTGGAACCGGGACGTAGAGCGGCAGCTTCAGCGGTTGTATGACGCCAACCGGCGAGGCAATCGCCACTACTACTACAAACATATGGAAGCATGGGCCGCCAAGCGGGCCACCTGGAAGTCGCGGCAAATTGCGGTGACGACAGAGTTCTCGACGTGGGCTTATGCACGAGAACGGTACTACGAAATGAACGGCATGAGAGGCGGGCGCTATGTATTCGACGGCCCCCCGCCAGTCTGCGGAGATTGTGTGGAGCTGTTCGCAGCTGGCGTGGTGGATCAGGCGTTCATCCGGAAGCACCCGGCACCGGTACACATCGGCTGTCCGCATCTGTGGACTGCCGTCCGCACGCCGGGGTTAGCCCCGCGCCCATCTGAGTTGTGGGTAGGATGATCAGGAGAAAACCATGAGGGACTTATTGCAATCGTTCGGCGCGCTGTATGCGCCTGACGACTCAAACACCGGAGGTGGGACGTCGCAGACCGGAACCGCGCCGGGTCAACAAGCGGGTAACAGCGGCGCACCGCAGCCGGAGAACGCTCACGAGCAGACCGGAACCGCACCGGGTCAACAAGCGGGTAATAGCTCGGAGCAAGGGGATACGCTGACGGTCACGAAGAATGACCTGGACAAGCGTATCGAAAAAGCGAAACGGTCCGGGGTGCGAGAGGTCTTGCAAGCACTGGGCTTTGCAGACCTCGACACGCCAGACGCCATCCAGCAGGCTCAGGAGAGCTTGGCCGACCTGGTCACGTTCGCCCGGGAACAGCGAGCGGCGCAGATGACCGCCGAAGAGCGGGTCAAGCAGCAGGTTCAGGAAGCCGAGCACCGGGCGACGGCGGCTGAGGCCAAGCTAAAACGGGCCGAAGCTCGTGCTCAGGCGGCGACCGAAGCTCTCCTGGCACATGTAAGGGACGGCGCAGTGCTGGCGGCTGCCAGTAAGGCGAAGCACCCAGACGACGTGCTGATCTGGGCACGCACCTACGCGGCGGACAAGCTGGCGAAGGTGGTGGACGCGGAGAACCTGTTTACCGAGGACGGCGCGATCAATCGCGAAGCGATCAAGGTCAACGAGGACGTCGTCAAGGACATTGTGACGGCGTGCATGCAATCGCGCCGTGACTGGTTTGCGGTGAACGTCCCCGGGTCCCCGTCGAACGCCGGCGGCAAGCCGCCCGGATCGATCACGGATATCGAAAGACGACTGCAAATTGCGCGGCGAACGGCCCGAATGTAGGCCGTCGCCGGGTAACTGAGAGGTGAAGGCATGGCAGACTTGACTATCACCGAGTTCAAGCCGATCTACGATCGCACCTACGAGCAGTATTCCATTCCTGCTGATGAGGCGCTCAGCATCGGCGACGTCGCCCGCGTTGATCCGACGACGGGCGGCGCAACGGGGGCCAACGCCACCAGCGCGGCTGAGGCGAAGGCGCTCGGCATCGTGGCCAAAGACGTGGCCGCGAAGTATACGGCGCTGGTCTTCAAGAAGGGGCTGGCCTACATGGACGGTCTCGGCAGCGTCGACTTCGGTACGGTGCTGTACCTGAGCACCACCGACAAGAAGATCAGCGACACCGATCCAGGCGTGAATGAGCTGCAAACGCTGACGATCACCGGAAGTCCGACCGGTGGCACCTTCACGCTGACCTTCAACGGCCAAACCACAAGCACCATCGCATACAACGCTACCGCTGCTGCCGTCCAGGCGGCTCTCGAGGCATTGAGCACCATTGGCGAAGGTAACGTGATCTGCGGCGGCGGCGCTCTGCCCGGTTCGCCTGTGACGATCCGCTTCGTCAACGACCTGGGCAAGCAGAACGTCGCTCTCATCACGGGTGACTTCTCCGGCCTGACGGGCGGCACCAGCCCCGACGGGTCGATTGCTGAGACGATTGCTGGTGTCCATTCGGTGCCGATTGGTGTGGTTGTTCCGGTTTGGGACAACGTCAGCGCGCCAACCAAAGCCGTGAGCGTGGACTTGTAGCAGGAAGGATAGGAGGGATTGAGACATGCCTACGACGCAAGCTGCGCCCGGTTTTGTTGGTCTTGAGGAGCTGTTTGGCCGTCGTGTCACGGACGTCGGCTGGACCATCGTGAATGATGCGGTGGCGCTGTCGGCACAGCTCCACACGCAGGAACTCAACGCCGTTCTGAGCACGCTAGTGGCCGAGGTCGAGCAGCCCAAGATGCGTTTCCGCCAGCCGGTGGCGACTGAACTCCAGCCGCTCCAGGGGGCGGACGACAACCCGATCCCGGTGTCCGGGTACGATCAGTATGACGTCGCGTTCCCGCTGCGTGATGCTGGTTTTGCCTGGGGCACCAACCGCAAGAGCCGCGTCAAGATGACGGTCGCGGAGGCGAACGACTACACCCTGGTCGGTCTTGTGGCCGACACGCGGTGGATTCGCCGTCACCTGCTGGCCGCGCTCTTTGAGAGCGACTCGTACACGTTCTCCGACCCGGAGTGGGGCAACTTGACTGTGATGCCGCTGGCGAACGGCGACTCGCAGCAGTACCTCAAGGTGGACGGCGAATCGTACACGGACAATCACTACCTGGCTCAGGCAAGTGCCATTGACAACAATAACAACCCGTTCCCGACGATCTACACCGAATTGACGGAGCACCCGACGAACCAGGGCGATCCCATCGTCTACGTGCCGTCGAATTTGCTGTCGTCAATTGAGCTACTGTCGGGCTTCTACGAGGTTCGTGATCCGAACGTGCGCCTGGGCGTCTCCGCCAGCACCGCCGAGGGCTTGCCCGAAACGTCACTGGGCGACCGGGTGGTCGGCTATGTGGATCGTTGCTGGATTGTCGAATGGCGTGCCCTGCCCGACAACTACATGATCGCGCACACCGAACAGGGTGGGCCGGTGGTCGGGATGCGCCAGGAGCCGGAGGCCGAGCTGCGCGGTCTGCGCCCTGAGTTCTTCAATGCCGACGGCAACCACTATGTAAGTCGCTTGCTGCGCACCGCCGGGTTCGGTGTCATGAACCGTATCGGTGCGCTGGTGTACCGCATCGGCAACGCCTCTTACACTACGCCGTCCGGCTATGACGCTCCGCGCAACATCTAGTACGGTGATTGAGTAGGGCAGGGGCGGCGTGCCCCTGCCCTCCAGGGAGTGAACTATGGCAAGCAAAGCGGCCATTGGCCGAGTACAGGCAGAAGCGATGCAGCGGCTGGCGGCGGCCACGCTCAAGCTGAGCGAAGTGTTGCAGGTTCCTCATGTGAACCTGGCCACCATTCGCGACCGCGATCCGAGCTATCAAGCCGCGCTCCGGCTAAAGGCGCTGGCCGACTGGGCCGACCATTTGGTCGGGGCCATTGAAAAGGGCCAGGAACAGCAGCGGGTTCCAAAACGCAAGCCGGCGCGGAAGCCTGCAGCGAAGACAGAGGACTAGCGACGCATGGGCAATTACGTAAGCAGTTCTGAGGTGCTCGACATTCGAGCGGTTTCGATGGTTGGCATCTCGGAGTCTTCCGTCGATACGCTCATCGCCGGGGTCGAGGCGCGCATTAACAGCGCGCTGAAGGCGCAGGGGTACGCAGACGTGCCGGCGACGGGCAGCAACGACATCGCCATGCTTAAAGAGCAGGTGCTCAAGAAGGTGGCGGCGCTAGCCTATATGGCGGCACGGTCGCCTGGCGACCTGCCCGGCTGGTGCGCGTCCTGGAACGAAGAGTTTGAGACGTGGTTCGACGCGCTGATGAACGGCATGGTGGTGCTGCTCGACCAGACGCCGTCCTATCCGTCTCAGCAGGCGTTGATCCACCGCTTACGTGTATTGCCGGAGGTGAGAGACGATGAATAACCGCAGATTGCGGTACGTCGGGCCGGTTGCGGAGGTCGGCTTTACCGGGCCGGTGACGAAGCGGGTCTATGTGGCTCGCCCCGACGAACCGTTCGAGGTCGACGCGCAAGATGCCGATGAACTGGTGCGCCGGTTCCCGGGGATCTTGCAGGAAGTGCGTGAGGGGAAGCGCAAGAGTGCCCGCCATCGTCCAGAAAAGGCGGATCAGGAGTCCGAGACGTAAAGCGCTGACTCACTTTCCGCCGCCACTGGCTGAACTGAACGCCGCGCTACGTGCGCATGGGAATGAGCTAAAGGCCGAGCTTGAAGACGTGGTATCGGACTGGTCTGACGAAAACCGACCCAAGTTCAAGGTCGAGGCGAAAACGACCGATCGCGAGCTGCGGGTCGAGGTCCGGCCTTACAAGCGCAGGCGGGCGTCGCAAATCTTCGCGTGGGTCGACGCCGGCACGCGCCCCCACGTCATCAAGCCTAAGCGAAAAAACAAGCGCGGACGGCTGGCGTTCAGAACCGAGTATCAGCCGAAGACGGCACCGGTCGCGCGAGCACACGTTGGGCCTGGCCGGGCGACCGGCCCCTGGGTGATGCCAAAGATGGTGCGGCACCCCGGCACGAAAGCGCGGCGTTTCTCCGAGACTATCCAGAAGCGGACCTACAAGCGGTTTCGCCGAACAATCGAAAACACGTTCCGCCGTCTTGCGCGGAAACAGACATAGGTGGAGTAGAACATGACCGAGGTCTTCCTGAGCAACGTGGAAGCCGTCATCGAAATCCAGGACAACGGAACCGGCAAGGGCAACCGCGCCATCCTGGATGTGACGACGGATGTGAAGCCGGCACTTGGCGGT